TTCCCTGGTTCCCCTGGTTCCCGCTGATCCTGACAAACCCGTGAAAGCCCGCGCTCCGCGTCCTGATGTCTGTACTGTCTGGGACCTCGAAGCTGATGGTTGGAGATCCTTTCGGTTTGACAGCATCATTGATGTTTCTTTCAGTGTTGAACGAAACCGTGAATACGGTTTACTTTAATGGGAGATATTCTTAAGAAACAGTTAGAGTGGTATAAACTGAACAGATTAGTCGCTAGGCCTTCCCAGGTCAAAGCGGCTGAGCTGATCGCTAAAAATTGGTCGAAGAGATATCATATCGTTTCTGCTCCCACCGGAGTTGGTAAACAATTTATAGCTATGGCCGCTGCTTATGCTGCTGGTAATTCTTTTATTCTTACTCATACAAAACAACTTCAAGACCAATATATTAACGGTGAAGGAGACATTGAAGATTTAAGAGGCCGAGGGAATTATAAGTGTGGAATAAATCCCACCATGACCGCCGCCGACGCCCCATGCACGACCTTTAAGCACATCATTAAGAAATGCGCAATGCGTGGTATCTGTCCTTACATCAACCAGAAAAAGAAAGCTTTAGCTTCAAGAAATATCGTAACTAATTACACATATTTCCTCTTCTCTAGACTGTGTGGCCCGTTCGCAGAAATTGACCCTCGTTCATTATTGATTGCTGACGAAGCGCATATTCTTGAAAACCAGCTCATCAATTTTGCTGAGTTTAAACTAGATCCAGAAGAACTTCAGGCTGAGTATGATGTTTATGATATGTCATGGATTTTCGTTGGTTCTGATGAAGAAAACGTGAAAATAGTCGAATCAATTTACCAAGCGCTTAGTGATAAAAAACTAGAATATGAAAGAAGCGTTGAAACTATCTATTTAGATAATGGGATTTCCACTGACTCGAGCGATCGTGATATAGCAGCTCTGCCGGATAAAGTTAAAAAGAAAGTAAAAGATTTAATCTATAAATCTGATAAAATTGATAAGATCTATAAGAAAATTGGTATTTACGTGGGCACATGTGAAGAGTATAGGTGGATAATTTCAAGCAAAGAAAATGTCTTAACGGTCACACCACTTAAAGCAGAAGGTTTGTTTGGTCCATTGTGTGATGCTGGTGCTGCTCATAAATTTCTTTTCATGTCAGCCACTATCGGTGACCCCAAAGAATTTTCTAAAGAGCTTGGAATTTCTATGAGCGATTGTAACTACGTAGAAGTGGATACTACATTCGATGAAGAGGATTCACCGATTATTCATATTTCTGTTGGTAAATTTAATTACACGGAAATTGATAATACTCTTCCAAAAGCGCTTAAGGTTATTGATTCTTTACTAAATGAACATAAAGATGATAAAGGGATTATTCATTCTACTAATTACAAAATAACTGAGTACATCGCGAAAAGATCTTTGCACGCTCATAGACTACTTCATAGAAATATTAACAGATATCCAGTTAAGAATAATGTACTTCTTGAGAAACACGAGCAGTCGAAAAAACCAACTGTGCTGTTAAGCCCGTCTATGGGCACTGGTATATCATTAGATGATGATCTTGCTAGGTTTCAGATAATTATTAAACTTCCGTTCTTGTCCCTTGGTGACCCACGCGTGAAGGCTAAGATGAAGATTTCTAACACATGGTACAGAAACAAAATGTGGCAAGAAATCATGCAAGCCAGCGGCCGTGCTACTAGATCTGATGATGATTATTGTTTGACTTATATTTTAGACGAGTCGATGGAGTATTTCTATAGACTCGATAAAAATAATTTACCAAATTGGTTTAAAGATCGCCTGATTTTTTAAATATTGACAATTCATTAAAAACGTATTATAATAGTTAAATAGGAGATAAACATGATTTATGTTTTTGAAGGTCCAGATAATTGCGGGAAATCCACTCAGATTTCTAAGCTAAATAAAGAATTAGCTTCAAGACATCGTTGGCCGCTAAATATTCATTGTACCAATTTTGGTTTACCAGTAAATGGTAAAAGCAGATCATTCTCAGAAATGTATTACTATAAAATTATGAAAGACGTCATCAAGTGGAGCGATGCTGATATTTATGACGTGATTCTTGATCGTAGTTGGCTCGGCGAGAATGTCTATGGACCACTCTACAGAAATAAATCTGGTGATTATGTTTTTGAAATAGAAAAACAACTGATTAAACCTCATGACATCTATGGTTTTCGGTTAATCACATTCGTTGATTCTTCTATGAAAATGATTGACCGCGATGATGGCCAATCATTCTCGATCGATAAAAGCATGAAACAGAAAGAAATCGACTTGTTCGTTGAGACTCATGATCGTTCAATTATCTCTCATAAGAACTTGATTGATATTGCCGGCCGAGATGAAAATATTGTCTGGGACATGGTTAAGAAAACATTATTTGAATAATTTTATGGAGTGAAATATGTCGATTGCCGAAACTAGTGTAACCTGCGCATTTTGCGGGAAAAATCTGTTTAAAGAAAAAAATATCGTTATGATGGCTGACATGAGGTGGGTTCGTGAACAGCAATGGGGTGATAATACTCCGATGCAGAAAACATGCCGAACCAAATTTGTTGCTGGTGATAAAAGCAGAAATGCTTATTGTAACGTCATGTGTTTAAAACAAGATCTGGATAAATTCACTGAAAATTCTGTGAAAATTTCCGATAAAACTATTAACTAAAAGGAAAAGATTATGGCTGAAGAAACTAATATTGTAGAAATTCCTGATTTGGATTCTTATGAAGACGCTCTGGAAACTGCTGCATTAGCTAAAATGGAGATCCGTGAGTTATTCAATCCCGCTAAATCTCGGCAGAAGAAATTATGGAAACTGATTTTTGAAGAATCAGATACTTCCAAATTTGAATTTGCGAAAAAACTGATGTACTACCAAGCTGGTATTCCTAATCCTGATTCTAAAGCAAAGATGGAAGGATTTAGGAAGCAGATCAGTGCTATGGTTGAACTCATGTTTGGTCTAGGCTTAGGTGAAAACCTCCAGAAATATTTTGCTGAAGCTGGTGTAAAGATTGAGCCGATTAACAACAAATATGAAAATCATAAAAATCTCAATAACTCAGATAAAATCACCAAGCTCTGGGACATTGAATTTTTCGGTGAGGAACTACCTTATTCTGGTGTTGAAACTCTCAAGATGCTCATGGACCATGCTAAAAACACAGAAGATGACATAGTTAAAATTAACAAATATGTCGAAGCTGTTTCTGAAGAAGCTTGTTTTAGATTTAATCAGGCACCTGCTGGATTCAAGAAAGCACTGGATTTCACCGTTAAAGAAAAACTTGGTAAAGATATCCAAACCGACCTTCAAAAAATCGAAGATACTCGTAACGCGATTGATGAAGCTCTCAAGCCGTTCACACATGAACCGGACGTTGAAGAAGAAGATTAACTGTGAGACATGCATTAATACCAAAAGGTGCAGCAATGGCGCTGCACCTTACTAAAGAATTTAATGACGGCGTGTTAGATGCTCAGGCGCAAATAAAGAATAGAAACCCATTTGATTTTTTTGATGAGTACGAAAAATATTATGCTTATGATATTGGTTATCAGATAGGGAAGCAATAAACCTTTACTTATCACCAAGAATTTGTTATAATAGCATATCAATTAAATAAATGAGGATTTATGAAAAAAGCGCAAAGACTTTTTGTTACTGGAGATATTCACGGAAATCCACAAATATCTCTCTCAGGTCGTCACTTCCCAGAAGGGAAATCTTTAACTAAAAAAGATTTCGTCATAATCTTAGGTGACTTTGGACTATTCTGGTCCTATAAACGCACCAAAGAAGAAGAACATAATCTTAAATGGCTCGATGACCAACCATGGACTACACTCTTTATTGATGGCAACCACGAGAACTTCGATTTAATCGATAATCTTCAAGATAAGGAAATGTTTGGTAGTCTTGTTGGTGTTGCTGGGCATTCTGTTTTCCACCTTAGAAGAGCTGTTTTCTACAGAATTGCTGGGAGAAAGATCTTAGCATTTGGTGGTGCTCATTCCCATGATCGTGAGCATAGAAAATGGGGAGAGTCCATGTGGAAACGTGAGGAAATCACCGACGCAGAGGTTGAGCAAGCTAAACAAGCAACTGAAGATGCGTTATTCGAGTTTGATTACATTCTATCACATTGTTGTCCAGTTGAATGGGCAAAATTCGCAATGCCAATGAATTTAATGCAATACTGGCAACCGGATCATTCCGAAGAGCGTTTGAGTCGGTTTAAGCAAGAATCACAAGTCACATTCAAACGTTGGTTCTTTGGGCACTATCACGAGAATAGGGACGATCCATTCATGGATCAGTGGTCTTGTCTCTATCATAAAGTCGTCGAATTGGAGTAAAAATGAACGAAATGATTTCTTTTGTTTCTTGGTATTTTGCTGGGGTTATGTGGTACTTTATTGGTCTGGCGGTTCTAGGTGTATTTTTCTATAAAACAGAGAACAGTGTTACTTTGCTAGAATTCGTGGGAATTTTAGTTGCTTCTGTTCTCGGCCCTATAACTATATTTCTGCCGATATTTTACCTTCTTGATACTCACGGTCACAAATTACTTTTTAGATGGAGACACTAATGACACTCTGGATTTTGATTTTTGTTGCATGGTATTTTCTTGGATTAGTTAGTATAGGGTTTGGTGAGTGGTATGATTATATCATCACTGAGCAGAAAAGTTATATTCTGAGTTTAGCTGATCTAACTAAATTCGCAGTTTTAGCTTTTGCTGGCCCAGTCGCTACCTTTATGCTTTTAATTTACATCGTGTCGACTGTGCGGGATTTCCCATATTTCAGAAAATTTAGAGAATTTGTAATATTCAAACACGAAAGGAAAAACTAATGGATTATCCTGAAGAACTACTCCAAATCGCCGAATTTCATGGTGGAGAACTAATGATTTCATCTGGCGAATTTTACGTACGAATTGATACTGGCGACCGGACATCTAAAGAAAATTATGATGAAATACTCGACTGCCGAGAAGATATTGATATGCTACTTGTGAACTCAGAATATGAGATTAATGAGCTGTGGGCTGACCATGACACTCAAATGATCGAATTTTCCAAGAAGTTGACGAATTAGAAAAATATGATATAATTACATAAATGGAGGTATTATGAATGACTGAAATGAAAATTCAACATGTTCGTAAGATTTTTAAATCAAAATTATTAGCTAAAGATTTCGTTATCGATAAATCTGGGGTAAAGATGCTTGAGATTGTTGGAGCATCTTTTATTGCTGACGAGTCTTGGATATTACGTAAAGAGAATGAAGAATATATTAAACGAGAAATTGATTGGTATAACTCACAATCTCTGAACGTCTTCGATATCGTTCCGCCAGTTCCAATAATTTGGAAACAGGTTGCTGATAAAGATGGATTTATTAATTCAAATTATGGTTGGTGTATTTTCTCAAAAGAAAACGATCAGCAATATGAGAATGTACTCCAAGAACTTTTAGCGCATCGTTATTCTAGACGTGGTTTAATGATTTATAATCGCCCGTCTATGTGGAACGAATATGATTCTAATGGAATGTCAGATTTCATGTGCACAAATGCTGTGCAGTATCTTATTCGAGATGAACAACTTCATGCCGTGGTTCAAATGAGATCGAACGATGCGGTATTTGGGTTTAACAACGATTATAGCTGGCAGAAATATGTTCTTTATAAATTAGCAAAAGATCTTCGAGTTCCAATGGGTGACATTTATTGGAATGCTGGCAGTTTACATGTTTATGAGCGGCACTTTAAGTTTGTAGAGGAGCTTTAAATGCATAAAACTGAATTTTGGATGGAAGAATTATCTAAGCAAGAACGTTTAGACAAAACATTTATGGATTTCGCAGAGTCTTTAGCTAATCTCTCCCATTGTGTAAGAGTCCAAGTTGGTGCCGTTATAACGAGAGATAATCGTGTGATATCTACTGGTTATAATGGTACTCCAGCAGGTTACGTTAACTGCGATTATCATTTCAAAGATGATTCCAGAGCTCGAGATGATCTTACTTTCAGACATGACCACGGCCTATGGAGCAAGCATGAAGTTCATGCTGAACAAAACGCTATTTTAATGTGTGCAAAGAATGGTATACCAGTTAATGAGGGCACAATATACACGACTATCAGCCCATGCATGGATTGTGCAAAAGCTATTATCCAATCTGGTATAAAGCGGGTAGTCTATTTAGTAGAATATGATAGAGACTCATATCCATTAACTTTTCTGAAAGATTGTGGAATAAAGGTAGAAAAATGGGATTTAAACGCGACACAAAAACACACCAGTTAGTAATCACTAAAGATAATCAGATTGCTGCTAATTATAACGAGAATGGCATCAATGTGGATTTTATCGCAGAGCTTGAGATAATTGGCAAAGGGCAAATTAGTATTAATTATTATTTCGATCCGGAAATAACTTTAACATCAGCGCAAAAAGGTGAGGTTGCTGACTTCTTCAGAGAAGACGTGAAGAAACGTTTTTTAGAAGGTGGTGAACTTTAATGGACGGAATTAATCTGTTAATTGAACGTTTCAAACAGGACAATAATATAGAAACTTATATTGAAACCGTTCTAGACTTTGCTGTGCATCATGAAATTGAGGTCGAGGAAATTGTAGATAACATCGATTCTAATCTTAAGAAGAAAATCGAAGTGGAATTTATTAAGAATAATTATTTCCCGAACCGCAAAATCGAATGCACACTTGATGATTTTTTTAAAGAAAATGATCTTTAAACTGTTGACAAACTAAGAAAGTATGATATAATATTTCTATGCTTATAAAAAATATTACACATCATGATATGGACGGCGCCGGTTGTGCTGTTATAATTAAACACTTGTTTAAAGAAAAGTTGGGCTTAGGTAAAGTTCATCGCACAACTGTTTCTTATAACGACACCGAGCAGATTATTTCTAATGAAGTTTCTTCTTCTCAAGAGGACACACTTCTAATCATCACTGACGTCAGAGTACAAACATCTTTCCTTAAAAAGCTTTTAACTGATTATCATCAAGTTAAGAAAATTCTTTACGTTGATCACCATGAGCGTGAAGATGGTCGGAAAGGATTAGAAGGTCTTAAATATCTACATCCGTCAAAATTCGAGTATCGTTGGAGAAAAGGATATTCCGCCACTCAACTATGTTATGATCTAGCAAGAGAACATGGCATCCCAACTACTGATGAACTTGATCTGTTCGTTGAATGTGTAGATTGTTACGATGAGTGGAAACTAGACGAAGAAAAATTTAACGAAGGCTTTGGATTAAATGAAACATTCTGGGAATTAGGTTTTCATAAATTTTTCGATGAAACGTTTAATGGTTTGGTCTGGTCAGAAAAATTAAAAGAAATTGTCATAAGAAAAACCACCGAACAGAAAGAGTATTTTGATCGTAATGAAAAATATGCTACTATTCTCGATTTAGCTAAAGATAGAAAATTACTTGTTTCGTTTAATCCCGAGGGAAAGTACACGAATCTGTACACGCTGAATTATGAAGCTGATCTGTTCTTAATTTTTGCTTATGAGAAAAATGGAATCTATAAATTTAGTATTCGATCTAGAAATTCATATTTTGATGCTGATAAGATAGCGGCTGGGATGAGCACTATTTTCAAAAGCCCAAAAGGCGGCGGTCATAAAGGTGCTGCTGGCTTCGTTATACCAAGCACACATTCACTCGAGGAGGTTTTTGAGGGCTTCATGGAAAACCTTGATAATCTCTATTTTATATAAATAACTATATAAGGTTTATGGGTTGAAAGCCCATTATTAACAACACTCACTGAGGGTCGATAGCCCCACCAAGGAGAAAAATTATGGCTAGTAAATGGAAAAACAAGTTCAATTGGCAAGATATCAAGAACGACATCGAAAAAGAAAAAGAAAGTAAAACCAAGTCTTATAAAGACGACCGATTCTTTGTTCCAAACTGGAAAATGGCGATTGAAAAGAAGAAATTCTATACTTTCCGCTTTCTTCCTGATCCTGAAGGTACTCCCTACACACATTATTACAGCCACAGTTTCAAATATGCGAACACTGATGGTTCTGGTAAAAAGTGGTACATCAACAACTGTATCTCTACTTTCGGTTGGGATCCTAAGTGTCCAATTTGTGCTAAAAATAGCGAATATTATGATTCTGCCTATGAATCTGATAAAGAAATCGCCAAGCAGCGCAAGCGTAAACAACACTGGGTCTCAAATATTCTGATCGTGAATGATCCGTTTGAACCAGAAAATAATGGTAAAGTATTTCTTTATAAGTTTGGATATCGTATCTTTAAGAAAATCGATAATCAAATGTTCCCGTCTGAAACAGATCTCGAGGATCAAGATTTTCAAGAATTCATGCCTTACGATCTTTTCGAGGGCGCTGATTTCAAACTGAAAATCGTTGATGCTGAAATCGCCAAAGACCCTGTGCCAAACTATGACTCTTCAAGTTTTAGTAATCCACGTCCGATCACGAACGACGACGAGGAACTTGATGCTATCATGGAGCAAGTACATCTTCTTGACGAATTCACTGATCCTAAGAATTTCCCAACTGTTGAAGAAACTATTAAGCAGGTCGGACATTTACTCGGAGCAACTCCACTTGTTGAGGAAGAATCTGGTCAAGCACAAGGAGATGAAACTGGTGGCCACTTTATGGAATCAGAAGAAGGTGAGAAAGAGGATGAAAAAACAGATCCGGTTGATGCTGAACCAGCAACAGAGTCTGGAACAACAGAACCAGAACCAGAACCAACCGAAGACACAAGTTTAGATGATGATGAAGCTTTCTTTAGTTCATTAAAAAAATAAAAAGTAACACATATTGAAACCAGAAAGCTGGTGTCTTTTGTTAGACACCAGCTTTTTTAGTGTTATAAATAATTTAAAACATTATACTAGGTTAAAATCATGGGTAAAACACTTTTTGAAATTCAAGAGGAGCGCGAGCGTTTTAATGTTAAAGATGTCGAGAAATATTATTTCGACATTAATAAGATTGGCATCATTTCTACTAAAAGCAGAAATGAGGATGGATTTTATGACTTAGCGTTGGTGATAAATGAAGAGGCTGTTATGGAATCTATCTATAACATTCTTTTAACTCAGCCTGGAGAACGTGTGATGAATCCTCGTTTTGGTTGTGATTTAGATCGTTATCTTTTTGAGCCGTTGGACGATGTCACCGGCTTCAAATTAATGCGCGAAATCTATAACGCGATTCAGGATTTTGAGCCTAGAGCAATAAATTTAGAAGTTGTTGTCACTCCAGATTTAAACGTTCAAACTTTTATTGTTGACATATATTTCTCTGTTAACACTTCAAATGAACCAGTAAAATTTCAAACAACGTTAGAAAAGGTAAGATAAAATGTCAGATACTTTTCAGTTTTCTTTAAATGCTATTCGTTTTGAAGACATTCGTGCTGAAATCGTTAAGTTTTTAACTGAGCAAGGAAGTTATAGCTCACCGCTAGATTTTGAAGGTTCAAACTTAGCATACATCATCGACACAATGGCATATACCACTATGCTTATGTCATACATGGTTTCTACAGTAGCTAATGATAATTTCTTAGATACTACTACGCTAAGAAAAAATGCTGTTTCGATTTCAAAAACTTTAGGTTATAAACCAAAACGAATTCAAGCATCAAGAATCGAGGGTGTTTTTACTTATAACCCTGGAGACACGATTTTCTCTGAAGAGTCTAGATTAATTATCCCAGCTAACAGCGTTTTCCCTGGATCTGAAGATGGTTATACATGGACCAACACAGAACCAATCTTACTTTACAGAAACCCTAAAAATCCTTTTGAACTAACTTCATTGGCGAACGAGCAAAGCCCAAGAGTCGCGTTGATTCAAGGCGTGTTTAAGAAATACAGTGTGCTTGGCGACGGTAAAAATCTTCAAGCATTCGTTATTCCATCTATAAAAATAGACGAGAATAATATGAAAGTTTCTATCTACACTACTCAGGAAGATGAAGCTACAAGAGTTCAGTGGACTCACGCAAAAACATTTTTCGATATTAAGACTAATGAAATTTATTTCGTAGAAGAAGATATCGTACAAGAAGGTTGTCCAAAAATCATATTTGGTAATGGAATTGTGGGACGTGCACCGTCATTGACTGAAACCATCGTCGTAGAATATCTTGAGACTCTTGGACCAGAAGCAAACGGCGAGATTGATTTAGATATCCCTGCTAATGTGGTTATCAATAAAAGTTTTGACATAGATTTCGTGGACGTACAGAATTTAAGTTTCGAGCCATCTGGACCTTCATTTGGTGGTCTTAATTTTGAGACTCTTGATAAAATTAAAGCTAACGCACCAAGATTCTTCGCCGCTGCTGGTCGTGCTGTCACGAAAAATGATTATACGACTTTACTGTTAAACGAATATGGGCATATGATTGATTCTGCTGCTGTTATCGGTGGTGATACGTTAGTTCCAGGGAATAGATCATTCCTTGGCGACACGTACATCTCTTGTACACCGCTTGGATCTATCACAGCAGAAGACTTCTCTGAGAATCTTCAACTATATCTAACTGAAGCAACTGAAACTGTAATTCTTTCTGAACTTGGTGATTCTGGTATTGTTGCTACTAAGAAATATTTTCTAAAACCAACTTATATTTACATCGATATTCTACCAAAAATTGAGGTCAACGCTAATATTAGTCCGACAGACCTGAAAGAAACTGAGGAAAAAGCTTATAACACTCTTGTGGAATATTTTGAAACTGAGTTTAAAGGTTTCCAACAACCGTTTAGAAATTCAAAGGTTAGATCGCAGGTTGACGCTATAGACACGGTCATCGCAACCGATATTGACATTGACTACAATTTTGTGTTAAATCGTGATTCATTCTACATTGATAAGGACACGGTGAATTGGTTACCTGTTAAATATTTGATCGAGAATGGCGTTGTTCAAAGAAACGAAAATCAGATACCAAAAACAACGAACTTCGTTAAGAAGAACGCGCAGATCATAGAAGATTATAACGCGAATAACCAAAGTATCATTGAGCTTTTCAGAATTAACGTCTCAGATGAGGATGAAGTTACGTTCGATTTCGTCACAAAGATCTGGCATAATAGAGATCCAGCAGAAGATTTATATGATAATTATTGGGAGATTGGCATAAATGAAACACCTAGAGATGGAAATAATGTTCTCCAGCAATGGGACATCACTATCAACTATGATAGAAACGGTACTCGTTTAGCTATTGGTGAAATCAAATTTTACGAAAATAAAACATTTTCTTTCGACGATTTTGAACTCATAAACGGTATAGACGTTAAGGCGTTCTTACGTAACATAGTAGAGGTCAACACAGAATTCGATATTATTGACGCTGATCCATTAAACGGGATTAACTATATAAGTGTTAGAATACGTAGAAAATTTAATAAGTATAATCTTCTACCAGAACTTATTGAAAACGCTATCGCCGGAAGAACTTCTGTTCATGGAGCATTAACGCACGATAATTTAAGCAGATTCTTGTTTAATAACGACGTTTATTCGACTGATGTTATTGATTTGTTCGTTTTACAAAACAACGAAGGCAACCCGTTCTTGATTCAAGAAACCAATTCATTTAACGGCCAAGGAGCTAATCAGTACACAGTTTCTCTGACTCGTGAAAGCGAAAACTTTCTTGTTGAGGGTAATATAGTAGAGTATAATATACATTTTAATAATATCACGACCGAAGATCGCAAAAAAGTCGCTACTATGATTTGGGATAAATCAAAAGAAGGGATAGAGCAATTTGAATTTTTTACTTTGGAAGAAGAGGCCACTTGGTTAGCTGGCCAGGGTTTTGAGGTGAAACAAATTTCCGGAGATGGAAGATATTCCGCTCTTAAAATCTTTGACGTCTCAATAGATGTTTATGATAAGTACAGAGTTCAAGTCACCATGAATTCTTCGATATCTTCTATCAGAGTAAATGAAAAGAATCTTATTGGAGCGTTTACTTTTGATGAAAGTGCGCAAGATAATAAATTTTCTTTCTATCCTGTATATACTAGAACTTTTAGAAATAGATTCGGGGTTGATATTCCATTAGTCTTTAGTGAAAATGATGACGCTGTTGTGCATTGTTCTTGGAACGATGAGTATTCTTTATTTAGCATGTTTCAATATGACGGTCAATTTAACTATGGTATCGTTGAGCCAGACAGTTTTGTTAGTTTGGAATTAAGAAAAGAAGTTTATTTTGAGCCGCTCGTTTTTAAACATTTCGATGAAGAGGGTAAAGAATATGATATCCAAGGATTTGGTATTTTCTGCTACGGAATTTATCACGACACGACGATCGGGCAGTTTGAGTATGAGAGTGGAAAAATGACTTTTAACAGAATCATCGAAGGAAAAACTAATGGCAGGAACAATTCATTAGAATTAGTTCAAACTCACATTCGCGACTACTTTAATAACTATGGCATCTTAGAAAAAGATAAAAAGATGGATGTCATCAACATAATTCCCGATAACGACTATGAGATTGTGGATTCTTATAAAACTAGAGTTGGTTCATTAACAGATTTCGATTCTGTTCACACCCAAGTGGTTAGAGCTAATATTAATCCAGTAATTTCTACTCAAATTTAAGGGCGAAAAATGTTTCTTGAGAAAATTTCAGAGAAAAATAATAAAATAACCTTTTCGCATAGTAACGGGCTAACACCAGTCCTCGCTGCTCAAAGATTTGACGTTAAGAAACCTGAAGACATACGCTGGTTTTTCGCTGAGCAAATAGAAGGAATCGTCTGGGTTGAAGTTAACTTTTTCGAGCCAACTGAGATTTTTGAGATTCAATGGGAAATTGATGGTGCTTATGAAGAAGTCTGGATCGAACATTCAATTGATGGTATAAATTGGTATCTCTTTGAGAAAGATGAAGAGAAAGGATGGACCGGATTTATTGATATTAATCCAGTCTACGTGAGATTATCTTTTAAAAATATTCTTTCTGGTTTTACTTTGACCAAACTCGCTCTTTACGGTGAAGAAAAGTTTAAGATTAAAGGTGAGTTAATTAGTTTATCTGCTAAACGTTATTATCCGCAGCGATACTTTGAAAAATATGAGCTTATTCCAGGCATCGTTCAGAATTATCTTAGAATGCTTGAATGTAATAAAGAATCTAAAACGATTAAAAAGTTCTTTGAAGATAGTAATTGTGTTATAGACGTTTATTTAATTTTCGATGAGGGTGATGAGGGCTCAGGAGCGATCAACTCTTATCCAATTAACACTGTACCGATAAACTCTGGTTCTTCTACGACTTATGATGGTCTTGGAACGATCGTAATCAACCGAATCGCTGGTGGGGGAGCATTTTATAACATTAATGGTATGATAACTAACCCTCTAGGTTTTTTCTCTAAATTTGGTTTAAGATTCAACTCGACGATCGAATGTGAGGATATGAGTGAAGAAAATTGCTCGGCGGGTCAAACATGCACTGGTGGGTTGAATGTGGAAGACGCGAAGTTCAGGTGGGAATTTAATGATCCATATGCTGATCCAACCAACCCGACTACACTGGTTGTAAATAATTATGGAGAGGTTATTCACTTATTTTCTGCATTAGGATTTTATAACATACAGTTCATCATGGAACTAAATGGAAAGGTTTTCAAGGGCACTCAGTACGTAGAAATTGCACCATCACCTTATCATATCATCTCAGACTGGAGAGTTGGTGATGGTTCTGTGTTTGAAGTTATTGGATTAACGAGATATCCTAGTGGTTCTTATCAGCAGCCTTTTATAGTATTAAAGAACGCTGAACACGAATTCTCATATGCCACTGTTATTGATAATCATGATAGAACATTTACGATTACTTCTAACGGAGAATATCGTGAATGCGTGATAAAAGTTTACGATGAATACTACCAACAATATGTTAATTTAGATGTCTCGTTCGCTGAAGCTGAACCAGTAAATTCTATTTTATCATCACAGTATGGCGCGTTAATGTCAGCTGACCATAATTATATTACTTACTCTTAAAAAGAGGAATGCAAAATGTCTAAATATATTTTTGATTTTAACAACTTGGATCGCAATCATATAGATTCAGAATTCGAGATAATCATAACGACCGGCGAACAAGAATATAATGTCACTATCACTGAATTATTCGCTTATCATGAGCTGAATAATAATCACGATATGACAGAATATCTTACTGAGGCGTCTGCTTTGGTGCTCATCAACCAGAATGTTGATGCTATCGCTGGTCCGAAAATGGATGCCAAAATAACGTTACATGAAACTGATTATGATCACGATGATTTCTTGACTAATGCTACTGTGACTCCAATAATTAACACTGCGATCGGAGCAATTGATTTCGGTAATCTACATGATGTTAATCTAACAAGTCTTCAAAATAATCACATCGTGCGTTATTCCGAGGGCCAATGGATCAATAGCACGTTCAGCGGGTTAAATGCTTCTTTAGAAGATCTTGTAGATACAAACTTAAATGATATTTCCGAAGAACAAGTTATTATGTTTTCTAGTGGCATATGGAAGAATAAAAGTATGAACATGTCTACTCTCGGCGACACACAGACTGGCGGCGCGAGCGATGGTGACATTTTAACTTATGACGGGACAAACGAACGTTGGATAAATGGTTCAATAGACACTTCAGGTTTCACCGGGAGTTTTATTACTGCCGAAGACGAAACAGTTACCGTCGAAAATGGATTGATAAAAACTGTTGTTCCTAATATGATTTGGTGGGATTATTCAGAACAATCCGAATTAGATCCACTATATGGTTCTGAATGGTACGATAATTCAACATCAACTACTAGCTATCCTGACAGTGGTTGGACATTTATTTCAGCAGTTTAAGGAGAATTGAAAAATGGGACTTTCAGCAGGCGGAACAAGTTGTAATTTAATGACCAGAGGTAATTGGTTAGATTATACACCTGATAAAATACGTGTAAAATGTAATGTTATATTGAGGGGATTAAGAATTTGGGGTAATCAAGGAATGATATTTGAAGATAATTCTTTAAATATTCCTGCTTATGAATATTTTATGGTCGATTTAGAAAATTTATATGGAACTAACACTGGAATAGAACAAATTGAATTCCACCATGATTGGCACGACCCAGAACCAAATAATGAAGGTGGAGTAATTATGAAAATTGAATGTGGACCTCAACAAATACCAACTTGGTGGAATGCTACTAATGAATTCTCTGGGGATCCTGATTATGGCGTAAATTATACAGTTGGTCAGGGTTGGTCTTTTGAAGACACCATGCCAAGCTAAAGGAGAAAAACATGCCTGTAAGTATAGACACAATTTGCTCATTGCGATATTCAGATAATGTATGGTTTACAGATTATAGACCTGACAAAATTTTTATAGAATGCTCATTAAATTTTTCAAAGATTGAAGTTTTAGATAATCAAGGTAATTTAATTTTAAATGAAACAGGATCTTTTGTTTTAAATACTCCATATTCATTTGATTTAGTGTTTTTAGGTGTAGCTGATGGCGGAGGACAATATGATATTGATAGAATTAAAATTTATTCACACGAGAGTGGTTATTTGAAGTATATCAAATTTGGACCTCAGCAACCAACAGAACATGCAATGTAAATAAAGGTTTGAAATGTATATTTACCCTAAATGGACTTCCAAGAAAAATTTAGATCAGAATCTATTCACTGGAGATCTAACGAAAACAACTCCTTCTGGATTTTGGACAGGGCGAGCCTATTTAAGTAGACTCTTTTCTGAACTAATTCCTAATTCTGGAATGAAAACTTTTAATAACGTTAACCCTGGTGAAAACTGTGTTTATGCTCTAGGTTTTAGCGATTGTAAGTTTCCAAATAATATCACAAACCCTTATGATATGGATCTAAATTATGGTCTACATTTTTATAAGAATGATCTGGGTGCATTTGTTGAGATTATAGAAAATGGCGCAAGAATAAACGTAAGTGATATCGAAGCAGAAAATATCGAATATAGACTAGAGTTTAATGCGGTTGGTGAACTCGAAGCGAAAAAAGAGGATGTCCCTTTTCATAACTTTGGAGTAGTAGATTTTTCGCAGAAAATCCATGCTATTTTAGTCGTTGAAACTGCACAATATACAGACATAAATGTTCAAATAGATTTCGATGGCGTGAAATCTTTTAAAATCTTCGATGTACTTAATTCTGGTGAAAGTTTATTCGCTCACCCATATGATAATCCTATAGATATTTCTCTACTTCAGGTTCTCACTGAGACTAATGTAAGAAAATCAAGCATCAATAACGACTCAGTTAAAATGTATCGTTATGTTCCTGCTGCTGAAGACGTTGACGTAGATAAAGAGTTGGTCGAAATTAGCGTTCCGTATAACTGGAGCACGAGTAATGAATTCTTTATCTCATTCTTAAATAATTTTTCTGAGGGACATACTTACCAATTAGTTCTTAGTCCATCGACTGCCAAAATCAAATCCCACACGAAGTGGAATAATATAATTGATGATATTGATTTCTATGATACTTACTCATCTGAAGATTTCGTTAATTATGTTTTCCTAACACTAATTGACCGTGAAGCACTTAGTAATGAAATGGATTTTTGGAGTGGCCAGATCGACAACGGTCTTTCTAAAACAGCGTTTATTTTGCATTTTGTTAATAGTGCAACCTATCAAACCTCTGGTTACGTTGAGCTAGAAATTCCATTAGACACAAAAACGTGCATTTTTAAAATTGTTGGTGAGGTGCCAGTCGTTCAAGAAGAAGATCTCAATCAATTTTTTAATGATATCTATTTTAAAGCAAGAAATTTAGATATGTTAATAGATATCGATGAGATTGTGCATGAAGTAGCGGACGTTTTTGATTTTGAATATAAACCAACAGAGTTTGACCCAGAATCAAAAACTTATTCTAAAATTCCTGATCAAACTAAAGTAGATCAGGGACTGAAAGATACTGACACTGTTCTTAAATTTGAAAATAGTAAAATCATAGAAGAGCTGTTCATTAGAGAATACTTGCCAGAATACACAAAGTATCTTAATGACGTGAATGATCCTATTCTATCTGTTATTGCTGACGCTGAAAGTGACAATCTTAAAGAAATATTATTTAAGAACGTCGTATTAATGAACTACTTTAAGGGTAACGTCACGCAGATTCAATTTCTAGTTTCAATTTTTGGTGCATCTATCGGCTACTATTATGTTTCTGTAGATCCTGATCCATATCGAAATTTTGTTTATCGTGTGAGTACTACTCTACCGGAAAAGTTCTGGCATGATGACATTAAAGAAATCACTCACCCTCTTGGGTGGGATGATTTTTATATCTATGTCCCAGACGATTTAAACAGTTGGCATCAAATGAAGATCATGACCGTCGAGGATTTCGAAGAGAACTGGGAATATTATGCTAAAACACCACCGGTTTCTTATTTAGATATTGCCGACTTTCAGACTGAAGAAGGAACAGTGAAACGGTTTGGGAATTTTCATCAAAATGCTATTTACGATGATTTAAGCGATTTTCATGAATTTCCATTTAAAGAGCAGACTTATTCAGCACTCGTAGAGTATAATTCTACGATTAAAGTTAGTTCTGAAGAAGGACTTTATCACGATCTTAGAACTAATTTCAGAACTATCACAGAGAACGGGCTTGATGATTTAGTGATCGCTGGAGAAAAACCTCTCTTTAAATATAGATACTTCGGTAAATTCTGGGAATTAGAATTTCTTAAGAGTGGTATAGCTCATGAATACATCTGGAAAGTTCATAGAAATTCTCAACTATATTCTATCATAAAAACGAATGTTCCAAAACTAAGATATAAAACAGATGAAAACTATTCCTATAGAGTTGATCTTGTTTTACGTTTTAATAATATGCAGATAAAAGTTTTTAATTTCCTTCTTAATAAACACAAGCATATTAAATTAATTAATGGTTATGAAAAGAACCGTGCAGATATTACAACGTTCTTAGACCAATCTGTTGACCAGACGGCTGATCTGTTTAGTGCTTTGATTGCTGATGATAGTAATTCTGAAAGAGAATATTTTGTTCATGATGGCAAAACTGAGTTTGAGTATAATCTCACGGATATAAATAATTTAATAACGAACAACTCTGAAATCATTCGAACAGGTAACACGCTCTCAATTTCTCTAGCCTTCGATAATAGTTTATTAGAAGTCTTTACTGGATTTAGATGGCTTGTTAAAAATGGTGGCGGTGATTCACTTTTTGATGTTTCAACTTTGACCCCAAAGGTCAATCTTAGTTTAACTGGAATATCTGTAGAATCTTACGCTTACATAAATGAAGAAGAATTTATTGGTCCAACAATAACTTTTTAAAAGGTGAAAAACAATGGCTGTAGAATTTAGTCTATTATCAGGTGCGACAATTAATAATGAATTAAGATTAATGTATGAACTACTTAGAAGTGGTGAATGCTATCTTGGTTTTAATCGTCAGCACGAAACTTGGGGTCAAGGAACACTTATTCGCTATAGTAAAGCATCAGGGCAAGAATGGCCGAACGGTGTAATTGGCGACATTGGTGGTATTTTTGATGACCAACATCGTTTCTTAAATATCTCTAGTGCAGGAACTACGGCCATCCATATGGCTAGGTTTGAATACGCTGATGGCGAGTCAGATTATCCCGTAGACGTAACAGACAGATTAGTCTGGCTTACAGACGATGCGAACGGTGGGATCGTTAATGGAGTTGATTATCTAGAATGTATTTTCATAAATGATAAATGGATTAACATTCGTGGAATTGATCCAACATACGAATTCAGTTTATACGACGACACGCAACAAAAAAGCTATAAGTATTTTATATTTAATTATGCTAAAGATATTAACAATCTTTTAGAGGTGGACATAATTCGAGAATTTGAGCACCCTGGTCTTTCAACTAGAGTTCAACTTAAATATGCTTCACACGGCGTAACGAATGCTACTGTCGCTGATATTGCTCCAGGTTGTTCTGATTTAGAACGAAGAGTTAATATCAATGGCGAATATCATATTACTGGTATTGGCGCTGAGTTTATTGACTGGCTTGAGAATACAAACACTGCGAAAAATTCCGCTTTTTTCTTAATCGATAAGGATGGAGCACTTTTGGTTGACTCAATCGAATATGATGAAACAATCATAACTGAGCATGGGCAACCAGAATTCATTTTTAAATATCAGGTTAGTGAACATATAACTAACGATCCAAACAGCTCATTAACTGCTGAACGCAACGTGCGCTTCAAGATTACGACTGCTGATAATATCAACAACAGATTTGCTATTTTTAGAGAATCTTTACCAGTAGAATCACATATTGCTCCGGTTGCTGATAATAATCCTCCAGGCTTACCAATTTCTTACGTAAGATCAAAAGATATTGACGAATCTATTTTTAACGTTGTTGGTCTTTATCAATTAAATCAGCCTAACGTGCAGTTAGCTTTTGAAATCCCTGGACCTTATCCAGTGGGAACTGAGATTGTTGATAACCCAAGTTATTACTATTTCATCGAAAAGGCTGCTGAGATTGCTAACACGAATATCTTAGATATCGAAACACTGGTGATTGACGAGGACGTGTTAACTAACACTCTGATTGAAAAGAAATATGCTGTCACACAAGATCTTGATTTTGGTATGGCCGAGAACTTTAATTTAATTCTTGTGTCTGCTGAATTAAACAATGTTACTCCCACGCAAGATATCTATCGCCAAATTTTCATTAGTTGGAGACCAGAATATTATGATGGTCTCGCTTTAGTAAAATGTGGTTCCGGCAGCAACCCTGGACCAAATTACAGCGAAGCAACAACATTTTTCGATCCTAATAATCACGTGAACGAAACTGGCACATTATTTTATCTAGCCAATAAGATGCCAGTATATAGAAAATATATTGATGGTCTTGAAACATTCAAAATCATAATTTAAGGTTATAAAATGAATCATTATAATATTTTAGAAAATTCATCTATTTTTAATTTTAAAAACAGCTACAAGCGGTTCGTTGCTGATTTAGGATTACAAGAATTTCATAATAAAATTATAAACCCGCATTTTAGTTCTATGCGCGAGGGATTAGTTTTCTGGTGGAATGCACAAAATGTTGATCTCAACACTCCAACAGCTATTGACATAGACAATGAAATAGTTACATACCAGTTTTCAAATGTTTGTAGCATAAAACAGGGTCTTGAGTTAAAAAATGATAAAGAATACGTAGCAATCCTAGAAGTAGATGTTGATCTAGAAGATCCAGAACTTAAGTTTAGCGTATTTTCAGCTGGTGACAATTTCGTGGCGAATAGCGTAATAACTAATAATGTTGAAGTTACCATTCAATCCGGCGTGAACGTTCTTAGATTCAAAACTGGACTGCTTGGCGACCTTTCTGATGTTGTTCTACGAGTTTATAAAGATTCTGCGACTACTCTTCAAGTGTCGTTCAAAAATATCGTTCTTACTCAGGGCACAATTGCTTTGCTCGCCGCAGAATATAACGAACTGGGACAACTCATTCGATGGAATAACACTGGTAATTACTGGGAGATTTCGATCGATAATTCTAATACATGGGAACGTATCTGGACTGAAGGATATGATTTCACTGCTAGAATAACAGCATTAATTTTTGCTGGAACTGAGCATTTAATCCACCAAGATAATATAATGGGTGGTACTGGAATAGAAATTACTCCTGACGTTTTACCAGATGGTGTAACTCCGATGATCACTATTTCCACTGATATAGATAATTTAGATTTCTTAGGAAAAGGTGATTGGACTAAAGAGGACGTTACTTATCAAGCGCTTTTAGAAGATTCTGATTTTAAAAATGTCACTTATAACTCATTAATGAAACAAGAAAACGTTGTTCTGAATGGCTGTACTTATACTGAAACAGAAGATTCCACTGGTTATGGTAGAATTCATGGATTGGCTGGGAACTCATTTGATATTAGCGATTTAATTATCAATAATGATGATATGCACTACACGTTCTATTTCTATATGCATGTTTTTAACAACATTGATGATATCACTATAGAATATGAATATAGCCAAGACGACGTCACATGGTTTGGTCCGTTTAATTGTGGATTAAAAGAAATTGTTCATGTGTCCGCCGGCTTTAAGTTCTTGAAAATAAAGGTTACTTTTGGCGGTCTTAATGAAACGAATGTTTATTCTTATGGACTGCTCTATGGCGTGGATGATTTTTCTATTCAAGACGATAATAACTTCTTAGAAAAATACACTGTTCCTGCTGACACGACTGTTCCAACGACTATCACAGTTCCAAACGGTAAGTGGTATCATAAAAATTTCAAATCATTAAACGTTTTTAAAAATGGTCTGAAGCTGGTCGTGGACGATAATTACGAAGAGGTTGAAGTTGGTCACACGTATAGAAGCAACCAAGTTTCTATGCTGGATAACTTAACCGCCGGGGATATTATAGAATTCCAAGAATATTTCTCTTTTGATTTAACGAACACGAATTTCACTAGAGAATTAAATGATCTTGATGATGTTGATATTGACTATACTCTTGACGAACCGCCGGTTGATTCTGTTCTGGTTTATGAGGGTTTACATAAATGGACTCATCATCAATATATTTCAGATGTTTCTTCTCTGACTGACGTGAATCTTACTTCTTTAAGTGACGGAGATGTTCTAACGTTTGATTTAGCTGCTGACGAATGGGTGAATAAACCAACCCAGAGAATTAGACTTCTTGCTGATCTTGACGATGTCATCTATAATTCTGCTCCAGTTGAAGACGAACTACTCCAATTTATTGGCGGGGTTTGGCGAAATAGTAACATCGGTAGTGGTCAACTACTATCTGATTGGACTATTGGTGACATAAGTAGAAATACTGCTCCTGGCGAACGCATTTTGGTTTACACGTCAGCAGGTCCTCTAACTATGGATCTACCAAATAATCCAGAGATCGGTGACGAGGTTCATTTCGTTGACGCTGATGGAACATTCGATCAACATAATTTAATTATTCTACACAACACAGAAAAGATTCTGAAGAACTTCGAGAATTATGTAGGGTTTAAACAATATTCTTTCATAAAAATGATTTTTGTTGGTGGGGACACTGGTTGGTTCGCACAAACAAACACTATTAACAATGGATAATAAAAATGGCTGAACACATTGTAAAAGAAGTACAGGGAATCGGTAGAGAGATAACCGTAACACCAACACCTACTGATAAAACTACTTTAAATTATATACGTCTTTTAGAAGAGATGGAATCTAGTGGATTTACAAACCACATCAACCTCACTAGTAGCGTTCACGGATCCTCTGTATGGTCAATACCAAACACTATCCCACAACGAGATTCTGAGGGGGCGTTATTCGCTAATAAATTTCATTCGACTTCTTCTATTGAGTTTAAAGAAAACGTAGAAAGAATTCAAAGTGCTATTTCTTTAATCATGAGCTTAAAAGGTGTAACGTTTAACTGGAAAGCATCAGGCGCTCCTGATATGGGATTGATTGCTGAAGAGGTAGACGAAATTTTACCGGAAGTTGTTTCGAGAGATGATGAAGGAAAAATCATCGGTATTTCTTATAATAGTTTAACCGGACTTTTGGTCGAAGCGATCAAAGCGCAACAAGAACAAATAAACAAAATTATTAACTTTTTACAACTTGACATATAAGTGAGTTAAATATGAATGAAACTTTCATAATTCCGAATAATGCATCGCTTTTTAACATTAAAAGCATCTATAATAAATTTATTGACGAGTTCAGTGAATCTAGCATGGAAAACTATGTCGTTAATCCTCATATGGACAACGTTGAAGTTTTTGCTGGGCTAAAGCAGGTATCAAGTTATGATTCTTCTACCACCATAGATGGAAATGAATTTCATCTTGGTGATGGAGACTGGTTCAAGCAAGACATGTTTAAACTAAAAGCAAACGAAGTTTATACTTTACTTGTTGATTTCGTAGCTTCTGCTGATATTCGTGTTGCTTTTGAAACTATGGGCAATTCTGAGTTTATTGACTTCTATAATAAATCGAATTTAAATCCACCGACCACTATTTTGAAACATGAAATAGACGAATTCGACACACCACTCAGAGTACGCCAAAGTTATACTTTTGAAACTGGTGCTATTGTTCCAGGTGATATGCCTAAAATAAACTTTATCTCTTTAGATGATAATAATATTTTAATTCATAATATTTCGATCGTAAGAGGGACTTTCGCTTTAAATCTTGAGCGCAACCGCTGTATTTTTACTGATTACATTCGGTACTCAAATGACGGAGTCAATGATAATTTTTATGAAGTCAGTTATGATGGAATAAATTATTTTAGATTATTCACTTCTTCAGACACTGATATTCAAGCTCTGTTAGACGTGTTGAGTCAGAACATGTACACAAAACTCCAGTCTGACGAGTTCTTTTTAAGAAAAGACATTGATGATCATGCTGAAGGTGTTATTACTTTCGACGAAGGTTTCTTAGCTGAAAAAGACGCGGTCGTTGGAGAGAATGCTAAGCTTGTTCTTGAGGGCGGTAGCATGGTTGTTAATAATCGCCAAACTACTGGAATTCCTAGTGACTATTTCAGCTTAATGGTTCGAAGAGGTGACCACCCTTCTACTGGTATTCGATATAATGAGTCTATCAATCGTTGGGAATACACGCACGATGGTATTGAATGGAAGATATTTGGAACTGGGGATGGCGCATCTGACAACCAATGCGAGTTGGAATACTTTGCTGAAATTCTAGATAAAACTTGTTATGGCGACGCTTACTATGATTTGTTCGACGAGATAGGGCAAGATAGTACTGTAATTTCTGTGAACGTAGATTACGATACTGAGAATAGTACTTATAAAACCATTGATCCTTTGCTTGATAGCTACGTGATAACTCAAAACATTTGGAGAACTGAGGACGAAAATAACTCATTCACATTCTTCATCCATGCTTTAACAGATAAGTTTAATAACGCAGGTCTTTCTGTTGCTTATACTCTTTTTGAAAGTGACCCCGCTGCTCCACCAGCAATTAATAGTCCAGAATGGATTGATGTTGATCTTAATGAAACGATTCAAAGTGTCGTGCCAATTACTCAATTCTACTTAAAGTTTAAATGGAATGAGCCAACAGTGATTTTTCATAGTTTTGCTGTGTTTTATGGTATATGGAATTATTCATCTTCACCTTACACTCGCATGCGTGAATTTCTTACTATTCAAGAAGTTCATTTACCTGATACTGATCTAGTTTTACCTAACAACGCTAAATATAGTATCGGCGATAAAGCTCTTGAGTTATATGTGAACCGTGTTCGACAAATATTAGATGTTGACTATACTGAAGTAAGTTCAGCTATCGTTAATATGCATAAGGGTCTTGAACCGGGTGATATTTTAGAATTTTATGAAAAATATGGTTACGTAGATTTAAGTGGCGCATCAACAACGTCTTTATCTTCAATGAACACGCGAATTGAGAACGTCGAAGATTGGCAAACCGCTTTTACTGAATTAGATACTGCTGCATTAACTGCGCTTACATCACATATTGATTTAACTACAAACGCTCATTATGCTTCTGCTATTTTTGCTGACGGAACTGTTCTTGATAATACTTCAGCTAATAATGTTCAAGAGGTTTTACTAGATTTTGATGCTATTCACACTGATGATAAAACTTGGAATTTTAAGAACGCTGTTTATAACGCAAAACACTGGGAAAAGATTTTAGCTGATACGACAGATGGTCCGTTCACTATTACTCTACCAGCTACACCAGAAAACTGGGAAGTGATTAGAATCATGGATTTTGGCGGAACGTTTTCAACTAATAATCTAACAATCGACCCTAATGGTAAACCGTTTATGGGCGCTGCTGGTTCTAAAGTTTTTGATACTGACCACTCTATGATTTTCTTAGTTTTCTATAACAATAGTGGTGGATGGCGGTTCTCTCAATAATATAAATAATTTTAAACAATTTATAAAAAGTGGAAAATATGGCAGACTTATTAGACAACAGGTACGTGGAATATGATTTAACCGGAGCGATTAATATTTTACCCGCAGAGCATGGTGGTACTGGAGTTAGTACCCTAGGATTCGCAGATAGAATTTTAATAACAGAAGCTACCGGAATTCCAGGAAGTCCTTTAAAGATAGTTTCTTCTTTATTCACGAAAACAGATTTGACTGCATTTATTGGTTATGCTGCTTCTGGAAATGGACCTTTCGAGGGCAGAATCCAGATAGCGGAAAATCATGCGGCGAATTCATTAATTCATTTACCAGCTGGTGGCGATAGCTCACAGTATTTACGTGGCGATAAAACATGGCAGTTGATCTCAAGTTTAACTGCTGATCATGTCAACATGGCGATCGGGGCTCATCCAGCATCAGCAATTTCAGTTAATAATATTCCCTTTGATAACTTCTTTGGTGACGATGTTCAAGAAGTTTTAGAAGAAATTGATCAGAAAATCGGAACGAACGGGAATTTTCTATTCGACGAAGACCTTTTTGGAGGAACTTAAATGGCTAAAACGATAATAACTAAACGACTATACAAAGATGACGCGTATACTTGTCCTCCTGATAAAATAGCTAAAGTAAGAGCTACTTTCATCAGTGTTGCTCCGACATTTCAAGTCTCATTAATGTTTAACACAGTAGCAAAAAGTTTTTCAGCATCTCAATATGCTGGAGACTCAGAAGTCTATTACATGATTTCTGGAGACTTGATCTCTGCTAACGACACTTCACCCACACCCTTAACAAATGATAATTTCTTAAATCTGTTAATCATTGAAGAGGATGCTAATTTCGACGGTGTGATCTGTTCTTGTAACTGTAACTATTCTTGTACTTGCGATTGTAACTATACTGCTTGTACTTGTGATTGTGACTACACTGCGTGTACTTGTGTTACTTATATTGCTTGTCCTTGCGACTGTAACTACTTATGTACTTGTGATTGTAACTACGCATGTACTTGTAACTGTAACTATGCCTGTACTTGTGATTGTAATAATACTGGTTGCCCATGTGATTGTAACTACGCTTGTACTTGTGATTGTAATTATGATTGTACCTGCGATTGTAACTATGATTGTACATGCGATTGTAATTATAACTGTACCTGCGATTGTAATTATAACTGTACCTGCGATTGTAACTACGTTTGTACTTGTGATTGTAACTACACGGCGCCAGTATGCCCATGCGATTGTAACTATTGTACTTGTAACTGTAATTATGCATGTACTTGTAACTGTAACTATGAATCTTATTAATTCTTTACATAAAAGACGTTTATTATGGCTGTAAAAAGAATATTTAGACATAGATTAGAAAAAGCAAGAATCGCTGGTGAACGTGAAAACTTCACCAGCGTTTATCTTAATGATTTGCTTCGTAATATAATCTACGTTGGAGAAGATAATCCATTAAATCAAAATTTAAATTTATTTGATGGTGCTATATGGAGAAACACTTCTACTAATCCCGACGTGTGGTATATATTGATCGATGGTAATTGGGTGAATATGGTGGTCACTCACCAGCAGCATGGTTTAATGAGTAGGGACGATAAAGTACTTTTCGATACTGCTACACATCTTGCTGAAGATGATTCTATAGTAATACGAGATGGGGATGGTGGGATTAACGCTATTAAATTTAATTCCGTTTCTTCTATAAGATATAAAGAAAATGTTGCCCCGATTTCAAATGCTACTGAGATTATCTCAAGATTAGAAGGTGTAACTTTCAATTGGAAGGAAAGCGGTGTTTATGACATCGGTTTAATTGCTGAGGAAGTAGAAAAAGTTTTACCAGAAATAGTTTTGAAAACAGGCGGCGAAGTTCAAGGCTTGGCATATGATCATTTGGTTGCTGTTCTTATTCAGGGTTTTAAAGAACAACAGGCTGAGCTTGTTGAAATTAAAGCCAGATTAGGTGAATTAGAAAATGAGTAAACATTTTTATACAGATATAGACTTAAAATTTAACCACTTCTTAAAAGCTGTGCTAGAACATAGAGACGCAGACCAAGTTTTTGAGGGGGAGAGTGGAAGAATTTTTTGGGATACGCTATCAGATGCTCCAGCTTATTGGGACGGTGTTCAAGTAAGATTTTTTGCTTATAAAGGCGAAACAATTTTACCAGAAAATATCAATACTAATAACGCTAATAGATTTGTTTCTGATCAAGATATCATTAATTGGAACAACATAAATTCATCTATCCAAAATTATCAATTAAGATCTGAAAAAGATTTACCAACTGGGTATGCTGGTTTAGATCTAAACGGAAAAATCGATATAGGTGTGCTAAAAGATGGCATGCTTGTTGAAATGCCAACCAATTCTGGAATCTTTGTCACTTTAGCTAATTTATTTGATATAGCGAATGGTATACCGAGATTAGACGATGACGCAAAATTAAGTCCTGAGATACTTATCCAAACTGGTTTCGACGCAGACGAAAAATTATTACTGGTAAGTGACGACGAAAAAAGTTTATGGAATGCTGCTTCTGGTGGATTTAACGGTGTTGAATTCACGACACATAAAGGTGAAGCGGATGGCTATGCTCCACTAAATGACGAAACAGAAATAGAAAATAAATTTTTACAAGAACCCACACTTATTCGTGATTATAAAACATACATCTTCACATTTAGTGGAGTGGTAACACCTGGCGAATTATTTGGTGTAACCTACGAAGACGAGACCACTCAATATTTTATGGCCTCTGCTACCTTCGATCTACAGAGCCTTGTAGCTCAAATGACTGCTGAATTAAATAATAAACCACTTATTTCGGCCGTCTTAGAAAACGATTATGAAATTCGAGTTACTGCATTAGACGTTGGATATGATTTCGATCTATCTATCATTTACACAGATGTTGCTTCGAATGATATTCTCATCAATGAAAGATTAGCCACTCCAGCGTTTTATGGCGTTGGCAATATGGCTGGTATACCAACTATAGGTTGGGCTCCTTTAAATAGTTTTGGAGTAATTGAAGATAATTATTTACCAAGTTTTAGAGATATTAGAGTGGTTGATGATATCACTGCTCTAAACGCGATCATCGATCAATATAACGGATTAAGAGTACATGTTATTGATGCCACTGACGATCCAGATGTTGATGATGGTTGGGCAGAATATCTTTGGTTGTCAGATCTCTCAGAGTGGAAAAAGACTATTGAACGTGAGACAAGTATTGACATGTCTCACGATTCTTTAAAGAACGTCCAAGGTGACGGCGTCGCAATGATCCCACCGCAGGTTAACCATATAACTGATGTTCAATATCAACAGCTAAAAGACTCTGAATACATACTCAGACTTGAGCATTTTGATGCTAGACCGGGTGTTGCTATTGCCACATTTGATAAAAGCGTGTTTAGGGCAGCAAAGATAACATTGACTATTGAAGATCATGCTGGTTCTGGGGTCGTGATGGAAGAAATTAATCTGCTTTTTGACGGGAATTATCCTTCAACCACAGAATTCGCAGAATTATCTTCACCTCTGCTTAATCCACCGGAATTCCATATGGATCATGATATAAATAATCTATATTTGCTTTTAACATCAGATTCAAATGACTCAAGCACAGTATTAAGGGTTAAAGAATATCCAAGAATAAGTGATATTGTCCCTGTTTTAGCTACGCAAGCAGACTTAACACCTTCTAACGGATTAGTACCTCATAATTAATAGGAAATAAAAATGGCTTACACAAAAACTACATGGGTTAATGGAGACATCAACGTCCCGTTAAATGATATTAATCTCAATAAGATTGAAGATGGTATCGAGGTTGCCCATAACGATATTGCGCAGAACGTTACTGATATTTCTGGAATCAATACTACTATAACGTTAGAAGAAGCTAGAATAGCCTCTTTAGAAACTAGCGTATCTGCTCTTGACGCGAATGTCACTGTTAATGGAAGTGATATAATGGACATCAAGAAATATAATACTTGGAGAACGATCACAAGTGATCCTCTTGGTACTATAAGCGCTGGTAATGTTGATAACTTATTCATCACGTGGACCGGGGGCGCCGTTTCGGTCGCTCTTCCTGCCACTCCAACTTTGAGTGATAGAGTAAGAGTAGTTGATGCTGGAGCAGATTTTAGCGTGAACAATCTTTCTGTTCTCGGTAACGGAAATAATATAATGGGTGGACCAGATGATTACGTTTTTGATTCTGTGAACACTTCTGTCGAATTAGCATGGTCTAACACCATGTATGGCTGGGTCGTTGTCCAAATTATTTGACATTCTGAACAAAGTATGTTAAAATAAATAATTAAACTTAACTAAGGAGAAACAAATGAAAGTACAATTAGGCCAAATTCTAGAAATGAAAGAACCACTTTCTCGTTTAACAAATGAACCACTACCCTTGAAGATTGCTTTTAAGCTTAATAAATTTGTTAGGGAAGTCGATATTAACTTAACAGCCATCGAAGAAGCTCGAGTAAAATTAGTTAAAACTTTGGGCGTTGATGATGGAATGGGTGTCCAAGTACCAAAAGAAAACATCCCGAAATTTCAAGAAGAATATGTTGAATTGATGCGCGAATCTGTAGAATTAGAATTCGAGCCTTTTGACATGGAGCATTTCGAAAATGCTAAAATCACAACGCAAGACATGATCAAAATGAGTATTTTATTTAAGGAATAATAATGGCCTTTCTCAGACAACTTTATGAAAATAACGCAGCATCATATATTTCTGCTAGTCTTGGTGGTACCTCTGCTGATTCTATTCTTTATGTAGTAACAGATGACGCTGATAAATTTCCAGCTCCGATTCTCAATGAACAATATTTTCTAGCGACATTAGAAAATGTTCAAACGAAAGAGTGGGAGATTATTAAAGTTAAGCAACGTCTGGGAAACCAGTTTTCGATTGAAAGAAACCAAGAAGGGAGTGGTGTTAAATCATTCCCTCTTGGTTCCAAAATACAAGTTCGTGTGACCAAAGACACTCTTAATCGTCTTTACACTCGCCCTTTTGAATTAGCAAGTTTCATGCATGTTCAGGAAACAGTTTCTAATTCATGGATTATCACACATAATCTAGAAAGATTCCCTAGCGTGCATATCGAAGTTGGCGCATTTATCGCTGGAGAATTCATCAAAGAAGCTACAGCAGAAGCTGATATTACTCATGTTTCTTCTTCCTCTCTCATATTAACATTCTCCGAACAGGTTGTTGGCAGAGCTATTTGCACCTAAATCTCTTAATATAAATAATCTTATACAAAAAGAAATAGGATTGTTTTATGCCAGCGTTTACTTTATCTGAATTCCGAAGTAACTTAAAAGAAGTAGCCAGATCAAATCGATTTTTGGTGACTATCACACAAGAGTCTTTTGCTGGTGATAAGACTTTATCATACACTGCTAAGTCTGCATCACTACCAGATAAAGCTCTAACAGAAATAGAACATAAAAGATTTGGCGCCACACGTAAAATAGCTGGAGATTTATCTCATAGTGATCTTACTATCGTTTTTCTTAGTGACGCTGAATTAAAACTTCGGTCAGCTTTAGAAGCTTGGATCGATAAAATTAATGATCTAGCTACAAATAAGAAAGCCATATTGAAAGACTATGTTAATAACACTTTTATAACTGTTCAGCAGATGAACGGGAAAAATGTTGCGGTGAAAACATACACTTTTAGTAATGTCTGGATAAAAAGCATTGAGGCGACAGAACTGAGCACAGATTCTAACGATGCTCCGTCGGAAATTTCAGCAACATTCACATATGACTGGTGGGAAGTTAGTTAAATGAAAAGTATTAATGAGATAGTTAGTGAATTTAGAGATTATGCCAGAACGAACATGTACACGATGTCGTTTCCAATGGCTCCTAAACCAATGGTTGATCTAGCAATAAAAAATACTAATATCCCCTCTATGTCTATAAATGCTCCGGAATTAATTTATCGTGGGTTCAATGTACCGACTCAAGGAGTGCCGACACTTGGGGCATTTCCTGTCACGTTTGTGATAGATATTGATTTTGAAGTCTATAAGTTTTTTAAGAAATGGTTTGAAACCATGAACAACGTTGAAACCGGCGATGCTCCAACAACACTTATTGGTGGCACTCATTATGGAGATGGAGTACTTCAATATGTCCAGCCAGATTTCAAAATGGGATATAAATTAACATTCATCAATATGTGGCCGACTGAAATAAGTGAAATCACTTTAAATGAAGAAAATAATATAATGGAATTCACTGTTAATTTTAAATATTCTGGAATTAAAGAGGGATAATCGTGCCACAAATTAAATTAGACCCAAGCGAATTTACATCAGGTAGTCATCTTATAACAGGTTTATTATATTCACATAATTATATCGTCGTGATGCAGGGCCCGAAAGCTGATCCAGGGTTAATCTCAGAAAAATTATTAATAAACGCTGTTGATGTAAGTGTATCTGGTTTAAGCTTAGATATGCAAATGGCGAGTCTATCTAGTAGACCTAGATTCACAGCAACAGAACGAAGCGATCAGGATTTAAGGATTTCATTCTTAGAAACACATGATATGCAAGTTAGAATATTATTTGAAAAATGGTTATCTTTAGCTTATAATCAAAAATCAAAAGTGCGAGGGTATCCTGATGATTTTAAATCTTCTAGTATCGTTATACATAGTGCTGATAATGCCGGAAAGGGCTCTGCTGGTGACGTTTTCATTAATGCTGTGCCTTACCAAATAAATGACTTAGATTATAGTGTCTCTAATAACAGTATAATTAAAACAGTAGTAACATTTAAATTCGAGGGTCACTTAGTTACATCTGATGGCTCATCTCAAGGATACAAATAAGGAGTTTAACTAATGAGCAATTTACCAAAACGAAATAAACGACATGAATATGACTTTACTCTTTCAAACGGGAAAACAATTAAGTATCAACCCTGGTTAGTTCGTCACGAACAAGAATTTCTTTATGCTACAGAAGGAATTAAAGACCGCGGGGAGAAAATGAAGCACATCGATGAATTAGTTAGCAAATGTCTTGATGACGATGTTAACATAAAAGATTTATCTGAGATGGATTTCTTCAGACTGGTTATTGAATTAAGAAAGAAAAGTAAAGGTTCAGAGCACGAGGTTATTTTCACATGCCCACACTGTAAAACACTGAATGAAGATGTGATCATAGATCTCGATAAAGATGTCGATTTTAAAGAGTTTAATAAAGAACCAATTTTAATTAACGATGTTCAATTTTTTATGAGAGAAATCTCAAGAAAAGAAGCTGATCTTTTAATCAATATAGAAAGCGAAGAGAAAAAACGGTTCATGTATCTTGTTTATTCTATAGAATCTATTTCATTAAATGATGAAGTATTTTCTAATCTTTCTGAAGAAGATGTCACTAAGTTTCTGTTTGAAGAAATTCAACCAGAAGAGTTCACAGAATTTACAGCTCAATTCGCTGAACATATTAGCACATTAGGTATTTCAAAGACATTTAAATGTCTTCGATGTGAAGAAGAAACTCTGGTTTACATAGAGGATATTTTAGATTTTTTCGGATAATCGCGTTAGATATGCCCCTTGATTTTATATTTAACGCGAAATTTTTTATGAAAATGTACGGTAACTACGATATACAAGAAATAGACAACATGTACCCTTTTGAATTTGAAATTCATTACTATATGACTGTCGGACACCAGAAAAAGATTAGAGAAGCTCGAGCTAATGGGAATACATAATGGAAGCAGATATTAATCAGCTTAAATATGATAAGAAGTTTATGGAATTGTTCTCGAAGAGAATGAATAAACTTTTTGACAAACAAGAAAAACTCACTAAGCAATCGACCGTTGCTCATAAAGAGCTTCGGGAAGCTCGAGCTTTCACTAAGGAAACATTTAATCTTAGTGAGAACATCAGAGAAGCTAAACGGCACTCTATCGATGAGTCGATCGAACAGCAAGATCCAAAATCTATGATGAAGATCAATACCGAAGCTATTTCTAAAGGTATTGGGAAATCAATAAAAGATATCGCTGGTGTAAGACAAGATGAATCTGTTTTAAAATCAGCAAGCGGGATGGGTAATATTGCTTCGTTGGGAGTTGAAGGAGCATTGCATGGTGCGGGTCTAATGACTGAGAATCCGTTATTTAATCTTCTAGCCATGCAATTAACTAGTCGACGTAGAAGAATTACTGAAGCAAAGCAAAAAGTGAATGAAGAAGGAGATGTTAAGAACGAACAGAATAATACTGAAACTATAAAGAATGCTGAAACTAATATCGAACAAAATGGCTATTTAAATAATGAAAAATTAGATACTGTGATCGAAAAATTAGAAGATATTGAACATGCTATTCGAGGCACAGAGCGTGCTAGAGAGGAAGCTTTAGAAGATAAAGCTTTATCAAATAATGGCAGAAACCAAAAACTTCTACCTGGTGCTGTAAGCTCAACTGCTATGGCCGTTGGGGGAAGTAAAAAAGCATTTAACGGGAAAGATACTACTCCAGGAATATTAGAAAATCTACTACCTGATCTTGATGTCACTGATGGAATACTTGGATATTCTCTTTATAAAGGTGCTAAAGGGGCGAAAGCAGCAAAAACTGCTGGGGGTGCTGCTAAAGGTGTTAAAGCTGTAAAGGGAATCAAGGGTTTATCTAAATTTGGAAAAGTTGGTAAAATTATCGCAGCTGGGGCCACAGCAATAAGTTTCTTAGATGACATTCTTTTAAAGGGTGGTGGAAAAGCTGTTGCTAAAGGTGGAGCATCTGCAGTTAAAGGGGGAGTGGCTGCTGCTAAAGGTGGACTATCTATTTTAGGTAAGACCGGAGTAAAAGCTACTGAAGGTGTTGCTAAAGCCGGCGGAAGCACTATTTTAAAAGGTGCTAGTAAAGGTTTTGCTAAGGTTGCTGGTAAAGGTGCTGCTAAAGGGTTTGGTAAATCATTACTTAAAAAGATACCGGTTATTGGTTTATTAGCTGGCGTTGGATTTGGAATTCAAAGAATGTTAGATGGAGACTTTGCTGGAGCTGCTGCTGAGGTCGCATCTGGTGCTGTGTCTATGATCCCAGGTTTAGGGACTGCTGCTTCTATTGGAATCGATGCTGGTCTTGTTGCTAGAGACGTAATGAATGCTGGTGATGCTGAAGAAATTAAAGAGACTGGGGAAAATAAGTCGCCAGTCATAAAAGGTGGAGAAAAAGGACAAGCTCCTAAAGTAGCAAGTTCTGGGACAGCTCCTAAAGCTCAGAAATCTGGTGCTGGGGCGAGAGTAGGGAAAAACACGAAGAAAGCTAAATCTGAGAAATTCACATTTAGCTCTCATTATATGTTTGAAAATTATCCAGAGAAATATAAAGAATTTATGAAATTCAAACAGACAGAAGGAAAGAAAGTTTTTCAAGAACTACTTAAGAAGCGTGGTGGGAAAGTCGGTCTAATAACGCGGAGAAAAGCTAGAACTATTGCTAATAATAGAGCAATTTGGAAATTTAGAGAGTGGGGCGAGGTGAAACCAGCACCGGCTGGCGCGGCAACTCCTTCTAATTTAGCCGATGCTTTTGAGAATAAAAGCAAAATTACAACTCAAGCTAATAATAAAGAAACCGCTGCCCAAGAAAGTATTAAAGAACTTTATGACGATGAGAGTATGAAATTTGTTGACGGTAAAGTTGTTGGTTCTGCAGGAGTGAATGATGAAGCTACTAAAGAATATCAAAATATCTTAAAGAATTCTAACATAGATAAATCAGAGAAAAATGTGGCTGCTGTTAGCGATAATGGAGAATCAACGCTTTCAACTAATAATTCTAAAAAACAAATTACTGATAGTGTATTAGAAGGTTATCAGAATTCTGAAACGGCGGTTCAAGCACAGTCTGACGCTGAGTTCGAATCTAAGAACCAGACGGTAGTAATTGGTAATAGTGGTGGAGAGAAAGGTGTGCCAGGTGGAATGACGCCGCCAGCCTCCACTCCACTGAGTACAATAACAACTGCTGATGCTGGGAATTTTGGCATGAAGTTATTTGGAGCATATTAATGGAATATCCGGAAAATGTAAAAAGTAATCCACACATTTTATTACAGCCATTTAATTATAAATTGCCTAATGCTAATGTTGGAAAAGAACAATGGACAAAACAAGGTTCAGCTGGCGAAGACATCTATCTTTATGTACCAACAAATTTTGGTGATGCTGTTGGTTCTTCGTGGGCGGTTGAAGATGTTAGTCTTGCTGCTAAAGAAGCTTTAACTGATGGTGATAATGGTGATATTTTATCTGGTGCTGCCAGAGATATAGCTCAAGGTGTCATGAAAAAATATGCTGGTGGTGTATCTGCTGTGGATAAATACAAAGCTATGGGACAGGGAAAATTCTTAAATCCAAGTAACTTATTAATTCTTGATTCTGTTGGGAGATACTCAATCACTTTTAACTGGCTATTAGTTCCTCAAAATGCTGGGGAATCAGCTACTTGCCTAAATATAATAAAAGAATTAAGAAAGCACTCTCAACCAACAGTGATTTCTGCGGGCGACAGATTCAATCTAAAGTACCCACCGGTATTTAATATCGATATTAATACTAAAGGGGCTGGAACTAGTTCTATTTCATCCGCTGATACGAAATTATTCTCTTATGAAGCTATGATTTTGGAAAACTTCACTGTTAATTACGGGGGAGGAGCTAACGAGGCATTATTTTACGAAAACGGGATGTCTATTACAGCTAATCTTACTGCTTCTTTTAAATCAATCTTACCTGCTATTAATCAGCAATAAAGGGTACTAAAATGCATTTTGATTATAGTGAACAATTTAAAGATCTTAAGATTGACTTATCTAGTTTTCTAAAAAGATTTTCTACAGAAAATTACAAGTTAAAATTCTCAAACTTACAACCAGTTAAGGTTAATGTTAAGAATTTATTCGAGCAATATAAAATACTTGATGCTTATAAGCGTGATTTTTCTACTTTTACTACTTATAAAATTCAACCAAATGAACTTTTAGAAAATATAAGTTTTAAGTTCTATGATGCTATAGAATATTGGTGGTTAATTGCTTTATTTAATAATATAAGAAATCCATTTTTCGATATGCCATTAACTGAAGAACAGATTATAGAATATTCTAAAGAATTAGAAACCGCAGAAGGTAAATACCCACAGAACGTATATTATAAACTAATTGAGTTTGAAAACGAGAAGCGGCGCGAGATTCATATCCCTAAGAAGGAAGCAATTGCTGATATTGTTTGGGATTATCGCCAAGCAATAATGAAAGAACAACAAAGAATGAGACGTGTTGAACAATTATGAGCGATATTAGTAACTTTTTATTAAATAAAGTTAAAATTAACGGTTTTACTATTAACTCTGGTAATATAGAGATTCTTAGTATTTTTGAGGGGATTGGTGTGCCAGCTTTAACTGGTGAAATTACGCTAAAAGATAGAGAAGGTCTCCTTGAGCTACATGAACTTCTACCAGGTGATAAAATTCAATTAGAATTCATCACTAAAGCGGCTGGCACTAAGCCATTAATTTATGATGGTATTTTAACTGATGCCGATAATAGCATGTACACTGAAGAGAATACTATGCCAATGACCACGCTTAGATTCTGTACTCCTTGGTGGTTCAAAGCTATAACTAAGACAGTGTCAAAATCATATAAAGATGTGACATTTGAGGATATCTTAACTGATTTAATCGGGGGAGAATGTGGTGGGAGCTTTGCTGGTGCATTTGATCCACCAAGCACAATAATTGAAAGATTTGTCACTCCCTATTGGACCGTCGCGCATCTAATTAAATATATTTTAGACTGGGGTCATGATAGCGGTTTATATGCATATCAAATTTATGAGAATCTAAATGGTGGGGGCATCACATACGCTCTGACTTTAGATTTTTTACATGATGAGAACTGGGGTAAGCATAAATCGAAGATCATGCTTAATCCGCAGAACATGGTTTTTGAGGGTCGAGCTCAGAAAATTCAGATGGAATCTTATTTTAATTCTATGAGATATTTAAACCAAGGTGTCTGGCAAACAGATTATCTGAGTTTTAATTATGATAGAACAGAGATTTACACGAGTGATAAATCTGCTAAAGACGCTGCTTGTAAACACTTAGCGTTATCGGTTCCATTAAAAGCTGAGCACCAAACGAAAGAATTTAAGAGTGTAAGAAAAACTTATGGCCCTTTTCATCAACAGAAAAAAATAAATAGTAAAAAGGAATTTGAGAACTGGGTTGATGGGATTCGTGATAATAATTACATAAATGTTTTTGGCGATATGGTAAAGTTTAACGTATTGCTTCACGGAGCGACTGATAGAGAAGCAGGAATGATTGCGGAGGTTAAATTTCCAAGTATTAATACTAAAGCTGACCAAACTCTACATAGATTTTTAGAGGGTGATTATTTAGTAAGAAATATCCGACATATATTTAAACAAGAATTTTATCACCAAGCAATCACGCTTACTTCTGATAGTTTTGGGATGATGAAACGCGGTGATATAGGAAAATGGTAAAATGAACGGAAAAGATTTTAATCCTTATGGATCAGACGTAGATTTACGTGGTATTCATATTGCTTTGGTGGTTGATAATAATGATCCAAAAGCTATGGAGCGCGTGCTTGTTAGAGTAATGGGCATTCATGATATGTCTGACACTAGTTTAAAAAATGCTATCTGGGCAGACCGATTAGCTTTTAGTAAATATTCTTCTGGTGATATTCCAGATAAGGACGATTATCTTTATGTACAATTCCCTGACAGAAAAAATCCAATGTGGATTATCTGGCTAGGATGGGTACGTAGCCTTAAAGGATCTTAATATGCCAGACTTTTTAGAAAAAATAGAGAAAGAATCTTTCACAAGTCGTTATCAACAACAGCTCATACCCGTAGAAGAAGGTAAGGAAGCACGCACTCCCGGCAAATCAGTAGGACAAGTAGTCCCTGATAGTTTGATCGTTTACAATTCAGCGGGAGGTGACGTCAACGAGAAAGATATTAAACCTCAGCTAGAAGCTGGAAAATATGGCAAGGTTCGTGTTGTTACTGAGACTCATGCTGGACATGTTATTTTAGTAGATGAAACTGCTGGAAATGAGAGAATTTATATTCTTCATCCTAATGGGACTTACACGAATATTGAACCAGAATTAATGACTATTAAAGTTGAAACTGATCAGAAAACCTTCGTTAATGGAGTAAAAGATTCTGAAGTTTCTAAAGATCATAATGAGCATATTCATAAAAATCATAATGTTCATATTTATCTAGATGAGAATGAAAATATCGATAAGAATAAAACAGATAAAGTTGGTGGATATGAAAAAAGAAAAATAGGTCAATATGAACAAGAACAAGTTGGTGCTTATTGGAAGAAAAATATTGGTGGAACAACTGATATAATTTCTGGTGGTGTAATGCACCTTCAAGCACCAATTATATTTCTAAATTAAAATAACATAATGTTCTGATTAAAGAATGTATTCCTCACACATATCGCTTTTTAAAGGGCAACCAAGATTAATATAACATAACTAAAAGGTTTTGTCAAGTCTTTTAATAAAACATTTTAATAAACAAAAAAGGCCTCCCAAAATTAATTGAGAGGCCTTTTTAGATTTAGAATGAAATTAATTAAAGTATAATAACTTCAATTTCCTTCACGTCTTCAGAAGTAGAACTAGCTAACGCTTTTCCTAAAATAATACCTTGAAGAAATTTAATATCACCTGGAACATCACGGTGATTAATACTAATAGCACAGCCATTAGGAGCAGAAACCAAAGGATCACCTTTTTTAACAGCTCCAACAACTCTACAAGGAATACGACCTTTAAGAGCAACAAATTCGCCACCTTCAAGATCTTCGTTCATACGGAACGCTGGATTAGTTGAAACAGCGCCGATAACTCCTTGTGAACCATAAACTTCAGAAATCATACAATCAACTTCATCAGTATCGCTAATAACTACGATTTGACCAGCAGCGATATCCTCTTTAGATTTAATCGTATATTTTTCCGCAAGGTCAGCATAGTTAGCAGATGTAGCGTTGCCATAAAATGTAGTAGCGTAAACACCTTTATATTTGTAAGATGCTGAACCAAGATATTTACTATTGTTGGAAGTTGGCGTAATATTACCAGCATGAGTAGTGTTGGTATCTTTTCTCATATAGCGAGTATCATGAGCATGACCAGCGATCGAGAAATATGTTGTTGTGTGACCATCAAGTGTGTCAGCATCAAGACCAGACCCTGGACCATCAACAGTTTTAATTTTTGCTAATACATCTGCAGCGGTATAAGAAGAAGCATTTAATTTATTAGATAAAAGGTTATTAACTTCTGACTCAGTGTATGTTGAACTAGCGACAGCAAAGTAACTAGCTGAATGACTATCCAGATAGTCAGCGTTTAATCCAGACCCTGGACCATCAACAGTTTTAATTTTTGCCAAAACATCAGCAGCAGTATATGCTGAAGTAGGCAATTTAGTAGCAATATTATTTGTGACTGTTGTTGCGAAGTTAGGATCATCCCCAAGAGCAGCAGCAAGTTCATTTAACGTATTTAATGCTCCGGGAGCAGAATCAATAACGTTATTAATAGCAGCATCAACTTCAGTCTTATTATAAGTTGTGGCTTGTGGAGCAAAATAACTTGAAGAATGTGCATCAAGTGTGTCAGCATCAAGTCCTGAACCAGCGCCATCAACAGTTTTAATTTTTGCTAAAACATCAGCAGCAGTATATGCGCTTGCATCAAGTTTAACATTAACAGCAGTGTCAACTTCTGTCTTATTATAAGTGGTTGCACCTGGAGCAAAATATGCAGCTTCAAAGCCATCAAGAAGGTCTGCATTAAGAAGTGTGCCTGGACCATCTAAAGAAAGTACAGCATCAAAAATCTCAGCAGCAGTTTGTGTTAATTCAGCAGCAGTGTATCCAGCAACAGTATCAGCATCAAGTCCAGAGTTTACTCCGTCAACTGTTTTAAGTTTTGCTAATATATCAGCGGCAGTATATGTGTTATTGAAAACAGCAGCATCAAGTTTAGCATTTAAGCCAGTCTCAACGAATGTTTTACTTACAACGATTTGCTGTGTTCCACCGATTGGACCAAATTGAAATTCGTCATTAAACTCGTTAAAAACAAAATGCCAATCATTTAAGTTACCACGATCAATTTGGAATCCAGCAAAACCAGCAGTAACCCCATCACCTTGTTCACCAGAGTTAAGAGTGATTCTGTTATCTTCAGCAACAAAGTTCGTAGTATCCATTGTGATGTTATCACCCTGGAAAACAACGTCGCCAGTGAAAGTAGCAGCATTGAATTGAGCTCCACCCGTGACATTAAGATCACCAGAAACGTTAGTATCTGGAGCAGTGAAATTTAGTTGTTGAGTTGCTCCGAAAGATACTTGACCACCAGCTCCCGTAGATTGAATAGCGATTTGGCCGTTCAAACCAGAGTTGGAAATCTCAATACCGTTCTGAGAAATCATTTTAGTTTCACCAGTACCAGTAGTCTTAATAGTGATCCCTTGATCGCTGTCAGCCTTAACCTCAACAACATTAGAATCTGTTCCAAGAACTGGAGTGTCGCCCAAGTAAAGAGTGTTATTAGCTAGGTGGAGTTCATCTATCCAAGCTGTACTCCAAGGATTAGCAGCAGATCCGATTGTTCCAGTCGTGTTTGTTGCGTCTGGAATAATATCTCCAAAAACTGTTGCGTTGTTAAATTGAATATCTGACGTGCTAGAAAGCCCTGACTGAGTTGCGTCCAATTCAGCTCGAAGGTTCGTGATAGCTTCTATAGCGTGTCCATGTGTAAAACCAGCAAAACGATTGTCTAGCGTTTCGCTATTTACATCATAATACTTTAAAGACATGTTAATTTCCTTTCATGAAAGTTAAAATCATCATAAATTTATGCATAAATTTATTATGAGATTATTTATATTAATAAATAAAACTGAGTTTAAGTTAAAAAGGAGAAAAAATGAAAGTCATTAAAACCCCTACCCCAAAATATTTATTAATTTTCTATGAAAAGCATGATGAGGTCCTTAATTTCTACACAAATAAGGATAAAGTGACTTATCATAAAATTTCTGCTGCTAACATGAAAGGGTCTGAGAGAGAAAAATATGATTCCGCATTTATTTATGGGAGATAAACCTTTACATTCAGGTGAATATTTGTTATTATGTATCCATGCTTACAATAAATAAAAAAATATTAGATTCTCCGTTCGCCGATAAAACATTCGTTGTTGGTGGGGCGGTCCGAGATCTTCATTTAAATCAACCGGTAAACGATATTGACTACGTGGTTACCGTGTCGGAAGAGGAATTCCTCTCACACTTCACGGACGCTGAAACTGTAGGAAATGACTTTCCGGTTTTTTTAATTGATGGTGACGAAGTTGCCCTTTCAAGAACTGAACGTTCTACTGGCTCAGGCTATGGAACATTCGAACTGACTGGACTGGGTGTTTCGATTGAGGACGATCTCTTGAGAAGAGATTTTACGTTTAACGCTGTTGCTGTTAACGTGGTTACGAAAGAAATTGTTGATCCGTTTAATGGACTTGAGGATTTAGATCAAGGCCGCATTGTTGTTACTCATACTAATTCATTTAAAGATGACCCAGTCCGCATACTTCGGGCATTAAGATTCGCATCAAGATTTAATTTTGATTTGGATTTAAATACTCGTTTACAGGCGGATAAATTCAAAGGAGAGTTGAAGCATGTCACGAAAGAGCGAGTCGTATTGGAACTTAACAAAGTTTGGAAACAATCTAGAAAACCATCAATATTTTTTAGGAAAGCAAACGAACTCGGGATCATCGACGAAATCTTCCCAGAATTCTCAAAACTCAACAAAGTCCCAGGAGGCCCATTAAAATTTCACGGGTCGGACACTGCATTCGACCACACCATGAAAACAATAGATCGGGCGAAAGAATTAGACGCTCCGTTTCATGTTTTCATGGCTATGGTATTTCATGATTTTGGGAAAGCATTTACTGAGAAAGAATTGTTGCCTCAACATTTCGGGCATGAAGACCGCTCAGAAAAAATTGCTACTGATTTCTTGGAGAATCATAGATTCAGTAAAAGAGTAAAAGAATTCGTACCTAAAGCAGCAAAATTACATATGAAAGGGCATCGAGTTGAAGAAATGAAACCCAGAAAACTGGCCAAATTCATTGTTGATATTGGGAAAAGAGATTTCCAAGACATGAAACTGGTTTTTCAGTCAGATCACCCATTCTCGGAAAAAGAAGAAAAAATATTTGACATTTTGGAGCAGGTGTTGAATAATACTAATTTTGAGGAATTAGCCACTGTTCCCCCAAAACGAAGAAAAGAAAAAGCGCATCAAATAAGAGTATCTAACATAAAACACTTTTTAAGGAGTCTGTAATGACCAGAGAAGAAAAGTTTATTGGGATTAGAAACCAATTGATAACTGACGCTATTAACGAAATGGGTGAAGATAAAGCTCGGAAGTTTTTCCGGGAAAGAACCAACCGCGATAGCATAAATGAAATTGCTCGTTATAAGTCTGTAATTATGCCAGACCGCAACTTAGATGTTGAGCAATTCAGAAAAAATAAATGGCAACATGATAAAAAAGCCCCATTAACTGCATAATATCCTTTACATTTTTAGTGAAATAGTATAAAATGTCACTATAAATAACCAAAGGAGATTAATTATGGCTAAGGAAATTACGATCGAAGAAGCAACACACGCAAATCAACATGGTTGGACTGATGTTGCTCCATTTGAAATCCTTGAAAAACGGACTGCTCGTAAACTCATCGTTCGTGGTATGGATGCTGAACTTGATCCAAATTTCAAATGTGATACAACCATCGGTGGTTTCGTTGGCCACTGTAATAACAATTATGCACAAAGTTACACTTACGCCTCGGTTGAAAGTAATCCAGAGGTGGCAATCCGGTTGGATAAATATGGCCGCTGGAAAGACAAACATGGATTTAAATATCATCTAAGTCTTTCACCCTGTAAATTCTACGATTATAATTTCTAATGAAGAAAGCCCTTAACCGGGCTTTTTTTAGTTTTATAAATAATTTAATAATATGTCTTTTAATTTTTGGAGCTAATATGTCAAATATCACAAAAACGAAAAATACACTGACCGGTGAAAGTCGATTGGACGAAGCGGTTCTCCCACCAGCACTTAAGACTTTCATGGATTTTTGGAGTAAACGTCTGGGATTGAGCATGAGAGTAACCAAAGCTTCCAAGGGTAAAACAGAAACCTATTCATGGCTTGATTACGAAGTTGGGGCATACACGAAAACGAATATTTTCCTTGGCAGAACTGCTATATCGTTTGCGACCGAAACTGGTGGGGACAAAATGTTCATGCGCTCAGCCAACGGCTCAACAAACGGTCTTTTTATGGGAGCGGGATGGGACGAAAATAATATCGATGCTGCCAAAAGAGATGTTGAG